CCCTGCACCGCGCCGCGGGTGGCCAAAACGTCTGCTGGCCATTGCCAGTGGTTGTCCGGACTGCCGGCGAAAAACTTTAGGTCGTCAATCTCGTCTTCCCGGCTCTCGCTGTAGGCCGAAATGGCTTGGTTCAGCCGGGTACGGGCGGTAGCCAAAACGTCCGATTCGGACTTGTTCTTGCCCCCGCCACCATTGGCGACAGCGGCGGCGGCGGTAATGCCGGTGTAGTCAGCCATTACTTGCTCTTCTTCGCCGTCTTGGCGGACTCTTTGAAGGCTTTGGCGGTCGGGGCGCCGGAAGCGCCCGGTTTGCGCATCTTTTCGCCAGAGCCTTCTTTGATACGCTCACGCTTGGCGTGGATATTCGCGTACAAACCCGGTTTTGTTGCCATTACGCCCCCATCCAACTCGCCGACATTTGGCTTCTGTCGCGCATTGTAAGCGTTCTGGGGCGGTCCACGCGATCTCTGGAGGCCACAGGAAAGGCGAACGTGACCGCCAGCGCGTCAGCAGCGTCGGGTGAGGCCAATCCCCGCGATTTCATGTCCTTTTTCGACTCCAGATAGATCGTTCCGCTGCTGTCAGGCTTGGTTTTCGGCCCCGTCAGGTCCGTTTTGAGCTGCCGGTCCTCTTTGATGGCCGCGGTGCGCAACCAATCGCGCATCGCGCCCCACATTTCGGCCCGTTTGTTGCCCCACATGACCTGGTTCTTGGCTTTCCAGCCAAAATTGACGCCGCGCACCTTATAACGCTGCTCGTTCAGCCTGTCAAGGATGCCGTACCCCAGCCCGCCCTCGTCCAGCACCACCAGCGTAGGTTTGAAATCCTCAATCGCCTCAATGACGTGCCCCACGACCGTCATGGTGTCGTCGCCGCGGTAGCGCCGGATTTCCACCAGGTCGCGCCCTTGCCTGACCACGATGACGGTGGAGTCCGCCCCGCTGCGCGCCGGGTCCACGCCGATCACGATAGGCGCTCCGGGGTCTTTGTACTTGGCTCGCTTGAACGCTTCATCGACCAGCCTTGGCGCGATGAACTGCTCGTCACCCGTTGACGGGAACTCGCCGTAGACCTCAATGCGGGCCTGCGGGCTGTCCTCGCCGTACTCCTCGATGATCTGCTCGTAGACGCTCTTGTCCGTGTCCTCGACCGTGCGGGCGTCGATCTGCCGCGTGTTCCAGAACGCCCGCTTGGCGTTGAAGCACTCGTAGAAGTACCCTTGGTTGCGCCGCGGGTTGCTGAACGCCAGCCAGAACCTGTGCGGCGTGTTCTCCGTGAAGAAGCCCTGCGCCACGTCCCAGATCGTGTCCGGTATGCCGCTGGCCTCGTCGAAGATCAGCAGCACGCCGTCGCTGTTGTGCAGGCCGGCGTAAGCGTCGGGGTTCTCCTCCGACCACAGCCGACCCTCCGCGCCCCAGTACCGCGTGCCCTTGCGCAGGTCGCGCTCGACGATCTCACTCAACCACTTGGCCGGCGTGATCCGCGTCGCACTGATCTCCCACCAGTGGCTGTTGATCAGCATCGCCAGCCACTTCGTGATCTCGGCCCATGTGATGCTGCGAAGCTGCGCTTCGCTGTTGGCCGACACGATCACGCTCGCCCCGATGCGCGTGGTCAGCATCCACACCACCAACCAACTGACCAACGCCGACTTGCCGATGCCCCGCCCTGACGCCGTGGCCATGCGCAGCACCTGGTAGGCGTCTATCGACCCGTTCTTGGCGATGTGGTCGCGGATGTCGCGCAGCACCTGACGCTGCCACCCCCGCGGCCCTTTGTGCTTGGCCAACGGCGTGCCGTTCTCGCCCCACGGGAACGCGAACAGTACGAACTTTTCAGGGTCGTTCGCTATCGCCGGACTCCAGAGCCTGGCCATCAAGCCTTGCTCTTGGTCCGCCGAGAACCGGGGCTCTTGCATCCGTCACCTCATGTACGAGTTCCAACACCCGCGACTGCGCCTGCTCGAGCGCCGCCGTGATGCTGATTTGCTGCGCCACGTCGATCTGTACCTGCTGCTTGGCCACCCAGCCGTGAGCGTGCTTCAGTATCTCAAGCGCCGCCTTGGAGTCGCCGTTCATTGCCGCGTCATGCAACACCGTGGACATGGCGATCTCGCCGTCCGCGCGCCCCTTCTGCTCGGCCAACTCCGCAATCGGGTCCAGTTCGCGCAAGCGCCGGTATTCGCTTGGCAACAGCCCTGCCGCCAGCGCCAGGTTGTCGCCCTTCAACCCCAGCTTCGCCGCGTCATACACGCGGTTCAGCACGGCCTCCGTGGCCTTGACTTCGCGGATGGTCAGCGGGAGCGATTTAAACAAACTTACTCCTTAGCCATGTGAGTGTGGTGCTTGTTTGCCGCGGCAGCATACGCAGCGCCGGCGCTTTCTACTGAGTCAAACAACCCTAGATAACGCCGTTTGCCGTCGACGTTTATTTGCGCGCGCCACCGTTGCCGGTCTACATCCCAAGACACGCCTTTTACGCCGCTCTTGTTGTTGCACCGCATCCGCACATTTTGTGCGTTTTGCATTCTGGTGGCAAGCCGCAAATTTGTTAGGCGATTGTCAGTTTTGTCTTGGTTTATGTGGTCAATTTCTACGGCAGGAAAAACGCCGTGGACGTACAACCACGCAAGTCTGTGCAACAGATATCTGCGCTTGTCCAAGCCTACACGCAAGTACCCTCCGGCGCCAATAGACCGCACAACGTCGCCAGGCGCGTACTTTTTTGACGTTGGATTGCGCCAAGCGAACGCGCCGGAAACAGGGTCGTACATCAACAAGTGCTTGAGTCTGTTTTGCGTCAACATGACCGCAGTATAGCGGAAATGAACATGGCGATCTGAGTATAGCGTAAGCCTTTTCCGTTTGTGTCTGCAAAAATAAAAATGGTTTGCGAGCCTTCCATCTTTGACCGCTCAGGTCGCCGGCCCTCCCCTCCCCCCGTCTGGCGCCTGGCCGCACGCCGTCTGCCGTCTGCAGTCTGCTAGGTCATTAGGTCATGCCTATCGAGGTCGCTGCCCGGGGCAGCATGGCATCCAGACCATAGGCAACCTATGCTATGCCATGCCATGCGCCTAGACTGCCTGACGGGTGCGCAGCTGCGCGCCGGCGGTCTTGAGGGTCAAAAAGCTTATAGGTCATGGTAGGCGCTCTGGGCATAGCATATCGGGGTCGCGCCGGACGCGTGCGTCGCCATGCCCATATATCAGTATATGCTTATATACTTATATTTACTGTTTTTACTGACAGTTAATGATTAGGTGACCTATAAAGCATATCTCCCTCGGTGGCAGGGCACGTCAGTCGCGCCTAGACCGTGGGCTAGTGGCAAGACTAAGATGGCGGCGCTGCAGCGCCTATTCCCCTGCGGTCAAGTTAGGTAACGGGATGTCTTGGCAATCATCATACGATTGGCAAAGCCCCTACACTTCACTCGGAGAACGACAATCCCGTACATTATGGACTTCTCAATCCACCGCCTAAGGCGCCTATCATGCTGCACCCTTCCATTCTCTCCCAGTACAACTACCGCCGCGACACGACTAACGCCGTTGACGCATGCGCCGACTGCGCGCATTACTTCGGCGTCAAGGTGTCAACCCTCGCAGCGTTTCTGCGCGTGGTCGGCGTCGACGCCGATCATCTGCGCAACATCTAAGGGGCGACACCATGCGCACCCGCGACATCATCTTTGCATGCGCCTTCGGCGCAACCCTCGGGCTTTTGCTCGCTGCTTTCATCTGACGGAGAACCACACCATGATCCGCATCACCCGCATTGAGACAACTTACCCTGCGCCCGCTGATGATGAAGAGGATTACTGTCCCGACGGCGAATCGACGTCAACAGACGACACGGTGTCATTCCGCGAGCTGGTTGACTTGATGCGCGACTATCCCCTGCCCTCCTGCAGTCACGCGCGCGGCGAGACTTTCGAATGGCTGAGCAGTGAACCGCAACAAGACCCCTACAGCGGCGAATGGACTGAGCAGTCAATCCATTACAGCCGCGAGAACCCGCCGCGCGCCGCTAAGTATTGGCGCGCCGCCATGCGCGCCGCAGGTATCGCCCGTTGACCCA